TAGAAATAACGACAATAATACTAGAATGGAACACGCTGGTAATGTTACGTTAGTACCTAATGGAACAGATGGGATTACAGTTGTTGATGGTTCACCCATTGATAATTGGGATGCTAAATCTAAAAGATTTGCCGTTGAATTTAGAATGAATAGTGGTGCTATTGATTTTATTAAAAACAATGGTAGATACGTTGTTTCTTTAGAATGGGATAACAAATCAAAGACTAAGAGAACAAAAAACTTAAACGTAAGATAAGATGGCACAGTATTACGACAGATATGAGAAATTTAGGGCTAATTCAGAGGTGAAACCAATGCCAGGTATTCCTATACCTACATCCTCATCCGATAAACAAGTATTATACAAATTGGGGAGAAGTCGAATGGATAAGATTAGTCAAGAGTATTATGGTAATCCTTATCATGGGTGGTTAATAATGCTTGCTAACCCACAATGGGGAGGTATGGAATTTGATATTCCAGATGAAACAACAATTAGAGTTCCCTTTCCCTTTACAAGTGCTATTGAAAGATATATATTAGAAATAAAGAAACACAAAGAGTTATATGGCTAAAAAAGATGGTATATGTGGACAAGCTGGTAAAACGTTCCTAATCAACCCAAACTTACTATTCGGTCAAGAATCATCTGATAATCTTTTCGTCCCACCAGAGGACTTAAATATCTATGTTGAATTGACTACTAGTAAGAAGAATAGGTCGATTCTTGACGTTACAGATGATGGTCTAGTAGGAACTTCAACCGAGAAGGGAAAGGCTGTTGTATCATTTATAGATGGTACAAAACTAGATGGCTCTGAAAAGAAATCATTAACAACCAGTTACACAGAATTAACAACGGTATTTAACAAAACTGCTGATACTGAGAAATTCGGTATTAAGAGTATTGATATTAATTTTAATTCAGCATACGCACCATTAATTAAAATAGAATTCATTGATATTAGAGGGGCATCATTATTCAATACTGGTAACCCACCTAATTCAGAGTACTCTGGGTTCTTTGATTTACCATATCCAATATTCACATTAAAAGTTAAAGGTTACTATGGTAAAACAGTGAAATATTGTTTACACTTAACTAGATGGAACGCTAGATTTAATGCACAGACTGGAAACTTTGAAATATCAGCTGATTTCATAGGATATACATATGCTATGTTAACAGATATGTTATTAGGTTATCTTAGGGCTATAACTAAAACAGATAGGGGTTATCAGAAGTTCAAGAATATTAAAGAACAGATGAAAAACCCAGACGAGTTAATCACAATTAATGAGTTACTAAATAAAATAGTTGATGTTAATGAGAATATTGTAAGATTACAAGATAAAGATGAAGACCTTAAAACTCTTAGTCAAAACAATGAATTACAAACAGCATTAGATGGTGTTGAAAATCTTTACAACAGTGGTATAGAATCAATTGCTGTACCTAATGATTCATCACTTAAAGGTTATACATTAATTGATAGTGGTGATGGTCTAGTTGGGGTCAGAAATAGTAAAGAAGCTAAAGAAGAGAATGAAATAAACAAAGCAGACCTAGATAACTGGAAAGATGCTATGAAAAATCAAGTTACCAAACTTAATGATATTCTAGCAACAGGTAATAAGATAGAGGAAGAACAGTTTACTGACGTAAAGTATTATGAAGGTTTTGTTTATAATGAAATCATGACTGGTGATACAACCACAAATGATAAACAACTTACATTTAGAAATGAATGGGGTTTGTCCGATGATTCAAAATTTGAAGTATTTAGAGAAAGATTAGTTATTCGAGATAAGAAGGACGTTAATATGAATTTATACGACTTCAACAAAACTAGAGTAAAAATAGATGAACTTAAGGATAGTCTTAAGAATGATGAAGAAAAAATAAAAAAGACTGTTGGTCAGAAACTCCAATCAACATTTGTTGAAACTATAGGTTTTGAACCGTCAATTAGAAATATATTTAGAATATTTACAGTTCACGCTGAGGTATTCATGGAATGTTTAAAAGAAGTATCCGAAGAAGCAGAGAAAGATGAGAGTAAGTTAAGAAGAGCGGAGTTGGTGAAACTTAAAGACTCTTTTGACATGCACAGTGAAGATGCTGATGATGGTGGTAATTTACCAGCAAAGATTTTCCCATGGCCACTATACAGAAAACCCAATGAAGATATCAAATCCAAGAATAACACACTAGAAGAAGTATATTTAGGTGAAGACGTTGAGATTCCTCAAAATGTACCAGAATTGGTATTCGTTGAAGAATTACTAGAAGGTCTTTTAGCTGTTGGTAGAGAGGATGCTGAAAGACAAGAAAGAATTGATAATCCAGATGTCATTGTTGATAGCTGGTTCCCAATTAATGTATTAGACACCCCACTATTTGGTGTTACTGAAAACCCATACAAGACGGCAACTATTGGTAATAGTAACAACCCATTAGACCCACTTAAATTAATGATGATGAGAGCATTTGCTTTTCTAGGAGCATCCAACAGGACATTACAAAAAGCAGAAGTTCAAGTAATGGGGGCGTTAGAAGCTAATACCTGTTATGAAGGTGTACAAAACGATATCGTCAGTTTAGCCATGATTGATGGTACAAAACCAGACGGTGACAATGTGCAAGATATTTTAACTTGGTTCAAGGAAGGTAAAGGTAAGAATAGAGATATAACACTAGATGCTATTGATGGTGGAGGACCTAGACTATTTTTATTTGAACAAGATAATTATTACAAATACAAATTTATGAGTGATAATAAGGATGGTGGGAAAGGAATTTCCTTTATCCCATTCACTGGTAATTTTGATGGTGAGGAATTTTATAATAGTGATGGAAGTGCTAAAACTCATGAAGAGACTAGAGCAGAGTCTTGGTATTATGGTGGTAATGGTGGTAATGTATTCTTAGCACCTTCACCCATGTACGATGATAATTTTCAAGATACTGGTGCTTTACATATGAGAATATTTACAGAAGATGAATATAATGATGATGCTAAAGCATTAAGACCTCAATATATTAATCAAGTTGATAAAATTCAAAAAATGGTTAATATAGTTAAAGCCGAAACGGAAGCAACGCCATTCTTAGATAGTGGTACGTTATATTCTGTTAAAAGAGAATTAGATTCATCGGCTGGTAGTAATGTTGAGATTAAAGGTTGGAATATCTTAGGGGATGAGACAGCTAAATTTGCATTCACAACAGTTAAACTTATTGATATTAGTAATGCTGAAAACCAAGGAGATAGTGATGAACAAAAATTCCCAATCCCAACGAGTGAGATTCCAGCAGCACCTTTAAAAAGTGTGTTCTATATTAGCCATAACCCAAAATTTGGTGCAACATGTCTTTCAAAAAAGAGAGTGGGTACAGCACCATTAGCGTTAGATGTTCGTAAGGGTACTGTAGGTAGTACAGTTAATGAGGAATATTACCACGTTAATGAAGCTTGGTCTGGGGCTAGACCATTTAGTGATGACCTAAACAACTCTAGTCTTAACCAAAGCAACCCACAACTTGGACAAAATAGAGAATTATTTAATGAGGATGATGTTTATATACCATATTGTGATTTCGCTGTAACTCAAAGAGATTCTGCTTTTGGTACGGGTGATAACAGATATCAAGTATTTTCATTATTTGGGTCTAGACTATACTTTGAACAAAGGAGAAGTTCTAGTCCTAAGTCAGCTAAAGCACTTTTATTCTTACACACATTACCTTGGAATCAATTATATACGGACAATGGGCCAACTAGTAACTATGAGTGTGCAATATTTGATAATGATGAAGGTGATACAATATCAAATTTATTCAATAGGAAGAGTGCATTCTTAAATGTACCTTACTTATGGTGTGCTTTTATAGGTGGTTTACTTTGGAGATTTAATACCGCAGATATCAATTATAAGGAAGACAATGGACCAGGTAAAAAAGACCCATCTGGTTTGATTCCTTCATACGCTGGTGGTTCTGGTTCATTTGACCCTATTGTTTGGGGTAGACCAGTAACTCCAACTTCTTCAACAGGTAATTTTGAAAGGGCATTTATTAGTGATTTTAATATCGCTTATCGTGACCAAACATCTATCCCTAGGTATGCGTTTCCACAAAGGTGGCAATACTTAACATCTGTATATGCTGATGCACCATTTCAATTGGATACAGATTCTGATAGTGATAAAGATTTCTATAAGAATTTATCGATAACCCTTCAAAAACTACCAGTACAGATAAAAAAGGAATTTAGGCGAATTTTCTTTGATTTTGTGGGTAGTGCTGAATGGAATCAAATTAGAAAGACATATGAAGTTGCACCAGTATCATGGAATGACCCAGACGGGTTACCATCTAGTTATACTTGGAATGAGAACGGATATAATAATGCAAATTGGGCTGTAGGGGCTAATCTTTGGACAGAAACATGGGATGAAATATCTGAGATTAACAGTCCTAATAAGCCAAGTAGTTCAGATAATTTATTAATTTCTATGCCGACAAGCAAGCCCGTAACTAAGGCTTATACTGGAGGTAAAACAGCTGGTAGTACATACACAACAAACGAAACAACTCCATCAAAGGTTATTGGTATTAAAAAATCAATTGCTGATACCTTCCCGAATGTTAGAGAGAAGAACTTTGAGTATTTCCAACCAATAAGACAAAGGCCACACAACAATGGTAAAACTGATAATGATATTGGTAAGATTATTTTGAGATATGATTATGATGTCGCATTTGCTGATAATGATGCTAATAAGACATTAGTTGAATTATTTAAACGTGGTGTATGGATTGCAAATGCATCATATAAGAATTGGGTACAGTATTCTCACCCAGATTATGATGTATATGCTAATTCACAACAAGCAATCGGTAAACAATTTGCTGTTAAAAAAGTAGATTTAGAAGATTATCTTACTCAGTTTGTTAATGAATGGAAAAGACTTAATGAATTAGACACTAAGACTAACGAAGAGAATGCATTAAAACAACAACTATTCAACACTATGGATAGTGATGTTATTCGTTTAAATATATACAGACACTGTAAATCGCTTTACGATAAGTGGATTGCTGGTTCTGGTGGTAATATAATGACTTCTTGTGGTTCAGATAAGAAATCTAAAGATATAGCAATTGCTAGTGAGGAAAGAACTAATAGAACACCTAGGTTAATCGATAGTTTTAGGTTTGTTAATAGAGCGTTTAATGATATTGGTGATGATTATTTAATAAACCCACAAGCGATTAATGATATTGTTGTTGGTAACATGAACCAGAGTTTTTATGATTTAATCTCTAGGATACTTGGAGATAACAACTTTAACTTTATCGCATTACCATCATATATTGATTTTAACAGTGTTTCTGAAATTGCTTCAATATTCAAACCACAAATATTTAATCAAGAACTTGATGACGATGTGGCGGGACCAACATTTGTATGTGTCTATGTTGGGCAATCATCAAAACACTTAGATTTAGGTAGAGGTTCTTCCTTTCCTAATGATGGTTTTGACTTTAAGTGTGATGAAAACGGTAACCTAACTGGACTACCTTTAGATTTCACCAAAGAATCCGATACTACCGAGCACAATGTTGTAGCTTTTGCGGTTAATTATGGTCAACAAAACCAGAACATATTCCAAGATGTTAAATTAGACCAAAAAGAATTTGCGGAAACTGATGAATCATTACAAATTACAGATTCTATTGCTAATAATGGTAGTCAAAGTGATAGAACTCAAGCGGGGCAAAATCTTTGGAATGTTTATCAAGTTAGGTCATACTCTACAGAAGTTTCAATGTTAGGTAATGCTATGATACAACCAATGATGTATTTCCAATTAAATAACATACCTATGTTCCATGGTGCCTATATGATAATACACACTAAACATAAGATTACTGCAAATCATATGAAGACAACATTTAAGGGTGTAAGAACTAGATTTGTGGATACACCACTAATTGATAGTGAAACTCTTTACATGTCAATGTTAGGTACATTATCTGATGTAGATGGTGCTGGTGATTATGTAATTGATGACCCAGACTACGGCAAGGGTTATAATTCAACAAATGGTCTAGCTAGTGATGTATTACCTACAGACCCAGACCAAGTTAATGCACTTGGATTCGCTAGTGTATATCCGTCTGGTATCAATACACACCTTAACTCTGGTATGGGTAAAAGAAGTGCTCAAGCTGGTGCTAGTAAAAATCACCCAGGTATTGACATTGCGCCTAAAGACGGTACTAAAGGTACATTCTTGGCACCAAATGAAGATACGTCTATTGTATGGTCTAAAGGATTTGATTATTCATCAGTTGATAAAGACCACAAGAATAGACCTAAGGTTAATGTACCAGTATTAGCTGGTGCTGATGCAGAGATATTTGGTCTTAGAGTTAGCCCAAGTGTTGGTATTATATTAGATGTATTAGTTAATAAAACGTACGATGGTAAAGGATATGTTATGAGATATATGCACATCCTTGACGTTTCAGATAAAATTGTTAAAGCTGCTGGTAAGAAGGCTGGATTTACTCTAGACGATTGGAAGAATAATAATATACCATCTAGTGTGACGGCAAGTAATTTAGGTATTAAGGTTAAGAAGGGTGAAATACTTGGTTTAACTGGTGGTCAAAGAAAATTAAGAAAATTTGGTACAACCGATACGGCTGGACCATACTCTAGCGGACCTCACTTACACTTAGAATTACTTGAATTTGACGGTGATAACTTTAACACGGAAAAAATTAAAACTTGTGTTTCTTGTAGAAAATCTGACTATGCTAGTAGAGGTTTGACGGCTACTCTTAAGGATTACCAACAATTCTTAGCTGATGGTGGTACTGGTACATCTTATTCATCTAACCAAGGAGATTTAGATGACCAAACAACTTAATTTGCTTAAATGAAAAATTTGTTATATATTTGCAGTCATGAAGATTGCGAATATAGTAACTAATAACAAAGTTGATGTTAGCGATGATATCAATGTGGTTAAGTCCTTAGATGAAATAATTGAAGGGTTACCTACACTTGTTACGTCATATACTTGGCTCAAGGATAATTATGATGATTACGATATTTACGACAAGCAATTAGGAGAAAATCTATGGTGGACATTTGCTAAGACTGAACGAAGAGATACCTTCAACAGAGATATTGAAACATTCATCACCTTAGCAAACAAGAAATTAATCGAAAGAGTTGATTACGTGTTCTTAGATTTAATCCAATATCATGATACAACCGTATCAAAAATAGTAAGAAAGATATTCTCACTTCCAAATAAGGTAGCGTTCAAACACAAGGACATGATATACATCTACGGGGGTGAATTAATCTTCGGAATTGACCTATATTTACTTAATTATATGGGTTTTGACGAAATAAGCGTAGAAAAGAAGATTAAATCGATTTGTGCCGATTTTTTAGAGGATGATGAAATATTTATAGAGTATAAAGATAATATGGAAAGACTGAACCATTCAGTCAAGTACATACCGTATTTGTACGCTATAAAGAATGAATAAAACAATTTTACTTGCATCCTTCATCTTTCCCGAAAGATTAGATTGGTTTCTAGGTTATCTAGATAATAAATTCTCCATTCCTAGAGACAAGGTTTTCGTGTATAAAAACCTTGATGACGAATCCAAGTTGATAGTTACCTTCAAGTTTAGAATTAAAGAAGGTAAGCGTGTTAACTTCAAGGCTCTATTCCCTAGTGCTATTCTTATCCACAAAAAGGGAAATGCGATATACACAATCAATGCACTAAATAAACTAATTGAACAAATCTGCGAAGGTGATGTTGGTAACATCGATTACAAATCGGTAAAGATTAATTGGGATGACTACCAAAACAAGCTGATATTAACCAATAATGATAACTTGGCCATATTTAATATAGAGAAGGTTTTTTAGTGATTTCTTGATATTTATAATTAAATAACGTGAGTTAAAAACATATATTATGTCAGATAATAAGAATAACAAAGACTTGAACCAAGGATTAGACAACTACCTAGGTAACGAGAAACAACCACAGCAAGATAATTGCAACGGTGATAAAGAATGCATGATTAAGACTAACAAAGGTCTTGTGGAGAAAATAAATAAAAAAATCGTTACAGAAGACGGTAGACAATTATTAATGTAATAACAATGAAGAAGGATAAGAAAGCATTACTAGAAGCAGAACTTAAGAGATTCAATATGCTCAATGAGTATTCCTTCTACGTACCAGAAAGTGACGAAGGTGATGACCCAGAGGGTGATACTGAAAAGTTATTACTTGGTGTGAACGAAGAGGAACCAGAAGGAGAACCAGATTTAGCTGGACTTGAAGATGAACTTGATGCTGAGACTGGCGAAGACCCAGTAGACCCAGAAATGGAAGGTGAACCAGCGGAAGAACCAGCTGAGGAACCAGCGGAAGAACCTATGGAAGAACCAGCACCAATTGAAGACGAAGTTGAATTAGATGTAACTGAACTAGTAAATAGTACAGACGAAGCTAAAGCCGCTGCTGACCAAGCAAATCAAAAGGCTGACCAATTATTGGGAATGATGTCTAAACTTGAAGGTCAAATTAGCGACATGAATTCAATCGGTAATAAGATTGATAACTTAGAGGCTGAGTTGGAGAAAAGAGCCCCGACACCAGAAGAAAAAATTGAGATGAGGTCTTTAGATTCTTATCCATACAACCTAAAGCTAACAGATTTCTGGAAAACACAAGATGGACAGTATGATGTGTTAGGAACGGACCAAGCAGAAGGCGAACCAAAAGAATATACACTTACTCAAGATGATGTTGATTCTGATTACTCCGAGGCACATGTTAAAAGAAGCCTTGACGATATGAATCCATTTGATGAAGAAGAAGTAGATTATTAATGAATACAAACTATAATTAAAGCCCCTTTTTGGGGCTTTTTTTATGCTTTAAAAATAATGTTGCAAGTTTAATTTTTTTTGTGTATGTTTGCCGATAAATTATTTGAAAAAGTTTTAAGATTTCAAAAAAATCGCTTGACATTTACAATAAAAATAGTATATTTGTATCACGAAGCGGCTTGGAAGATTAGAGCCAAAAGTAAATAACAAATTCATAAAAAACAAAGTAAAATTATGAGCAGTTTAAAAGCAATGATGAAGCAGTACCAAACAAATGCAACTTCATCAAACAAACCAAAAACGTCAAAAAAGTATGACGAAAACAACTACTTCGGAACAAGATTAGCAGACGGAGTTAATTCAGCACAAAAGAAGGTTCGTATCTTAGAACCTAAAGGAGAGAACGAATCTCCATTCGTGGAAATCATGGGACATAAGAAAAAAGTTGACGGAAAGTATAGAACTTTCGTTTGCCCTAAGCATGAGAAGGGTGAGAAGTGTCCATTCTGTGAAGCAAGAGAATTACTATTAGCGGAAGGTACACCAGAGTCTAAAAAAGAAGCTGGACAGTACGGTGCTAAGAAAATGTACGTGGTTAAATTAATCGACAGAGAAAATCCAGAGCATGGGGTTAAATTCTGGAGATTCAATCACCACTACAAAAATGCTGGCACTTGGGATAAAATCTATGCGGCAACACAAGTCTTGCCAGAAGACGGAAACCCATTCTCAAGCACAAACGGTAGAGATATGATTATTTCTATTACTAGAGACGGTAAGAACTCTTTAGTTTCTGGAATCAACTACGATTTCAGTGAAACACCACTTAGTCCAGATGCAGAACAAGCAGCAGCTTGGAAAGCTAGTTCAGATGAATTGACATGGAATGATGTTTATTCAGTTAAGCCTTATGAGTATTTAGAAATCATCGTAAGAGGTGGTTCACCATACTGGCAAAAGAACGCTAACGGAGAAGGTGGACAGTGGATTGACAAAGCTTCATTAAACGAAGAGTCAACGGAAACTCCCTCTGAGGAACACGATAGCGAATTAAGCATGGGCGTTGCCAATGCAGAAGCATCAGCTACAGCAACCGAAACTGTAGCACCAGCACCAGAAAGTGCTATACCATCTACACCAGCACCAGTTACTGAGACTGCGAAAGCAGAAGCACCAGTGGTTGATGATGAGGAAGATGATGACTTACCATTCTAAGCTAAGTCTTGAAATTTTGAAGGTCACCTAGTGTGACCTTCAATGTTTCTAAAAATAACAAGAGTATTAATTATTAAAACATGGCTAAAAAAGCACCAAAAAAACCAGTTTCAAAAGCAAATTTCGATTTAGGAAAATTCAAACAAAATAACGGTATGGACATTACAGTGAAGGAAAAAGACTTAACGTGGATTCCACTTTCGGATTCTTTCCATGAGGCACTAAAAATACCAGGTCTTGCTAGGGGTTATTTCACTTCTTTCAGAGGATATTCTAACACTGGTAAATCGACTGCAATTTATGAAGCGGTTGCTGGGGCACAAAAGATTGGGGACTTACCTGTTATAATTGAAACAGAAGGTAACTGGTCTTGGGAACACGCAAAGAACATTGGAGTTCAATTCGAAGAAGTTGTTGATGAATCGACAGGAGAAGTAATTGACTATGTTGGAGACTTCATCTTTATGAACGGGGATGACTTACTTCAAAGATACCAATGCGTAGATTACAGTAACGGAAAAGAGGGAACTAAGCCACTGAGAGGTGAGCCAGTTATTGAAGACGTTGCTAGACTAATGACAGACTTACTTGATTTACAACAAGACGGTGAGTTACCAAGAAATATTTGTTTCCTTTGGGATTCAGTGGGTTCAATCAACGGTTTCAAATCGGTGATGTCAAAGTCAAACAATAACCAATGGAACGCTGGGTCAATGGAAACTGCATTCAAATCATTGGTAAACCACAGAATCCCAGCTTCTAGAAGAGAAGGTAAGGATTTCATAAACACATTTGCTGTTGTACAAAAGATTTGGTTAGATAACGAGAATAAGGTGATTAAACATAAGGGTGGTGAAGCATTCTTCTACTCACCAAGAGTTATCGTTCACTTCGGTGGAATCCTATCTCACTCAACAGTTAAATTAAAAGCTACGTCTGGTGGCGAAACTTATCAATTTGGTATCACTACTAAGGTAAGATGTGAAAAGAACCAAGTTAATGGTGTTGAGGAACACGGAAAACTTGCTAGTACTCCACACGGATACTGGAATCCAGACAAACTTGAGGCATACAAGAAAGAAAACAAAGCATATATTCTTG